CCATTTATCTGTTACTGAATAGGGTACTAACTGTGTATTTTCATTCATGCTGCTAACCTTAATTTCATTTTAGTTTCTGTCATATGGAAGACAAGCATTGCAGCATCTCTTGCGTGCTGGCTGCATCTACCCGTATATCCTGTGATTTGCTGGAAGGCTTTCGCGTTCTTCTTGCTGTCCTGGGGGCGCACTCTTAGGACGGTTAAGCCCATGCTTTCAAAGCGCTCAATAAGCAGAGTTGCTTCCCTTGCATTCGCTCCTACATTTCTACTTATCCGCTGCATACCCTTGTGATTGGTATTGCGAAAGAATGTGGGCTTATTCAGGGTTGGATCTTCGATAACAAAACAGGCAGGGTTACTTACTACTACAGGGCCTATGTCATAAAACAGATCCCAAAACGTTGTAGTCTTGATAACATCAAACTGCTGCTTATCTGAACACCACACAGCACAGCCTGTCTTTTTTCCTGCGTCGATTCCTATAAATTTCATGCTTCCACCTCCAATTTTGAAATAATATTTTCATACTTAGACCGGAACGGGGGATATGCTTCTATTAGGTTCCGGGCCTCCTCAAGAGAGGCTATTATCGTGCTGTAATGTCTGTCGAGTTGGACACCTATTTGAACAAGCGTCATATCCGTATGCTCTCTAAGCAACAAGGCGATCATATGACGCGGGTAGGCGTATTCCCTTTTCTGGTCTCTAGAGAACACAGTAGATTCAGTTACGCCGAACTCCTCACATACTTCTTTTATAATCCTGTCTGTCATGCCGCTATCCTCGCTATTGATGGGTTATTGTTCTGAGATGCATTAGGATTTAGCCATAAAGATTCCACCCGAGGACTGCGTGATGCTGCTCTTGCAGTTTTATCTATTCGCTCCCAACCTTCGAAAAGAGATTTGTACAATTCGCAGTTGTATCCACTCAGGACAACCATGCCTTTTAAGGAATGAAGAGCAGATGCAAGTTCTTCGTGTTCAGCGTCCGTCATCTCGTAATCATAACCACCACTTGAGCGGGTGCTGTGGACATATGGAGGATCCACGTAATGCAAAGTATCGGACTTGTCATATCGATGGAGCACTGAAACAGCGCTATCATTTTCGATATAAACCAGTTCAAGCCTTCTAGAGATTTCGCTAAGGGTGTCTAGATACCCTCGCCATTCCTTGGCTAGATTTCTGCCGGCGTAAGACCTGAATCCTCCCTTCGAACCTTTTGGGTTCTTTTTCTGATCAGTGGACATACTGAACCAATAACGAACTACTGTCCTCCTTGCCAATTCAAGCTCATCATCGGTTTGTTGTTGAGAGAGCATGTATTCATCCCTAGAGTAGGGAGTAAGTTCTAACAGCTCTTTTAGTTCAGTACCATTATTCCTGAGTACCTTGAACAGAATGAATAGGCTTTTATTGATGTCGTTGTATATCTCTACTTCAGATCTTGGTTTTGACATTAAGACCGATGCCGCTCCACCATACACTTCAGTATATATCCTATGAGGAGGGAAATGTGATATAATCCACTTACGAAGCCTAAACTTTCCTCCGAAATATCTGAGCACAGGCCTTCTCATGCCGCTATCCTCGCTGATTCTTGTTCAAGCAGCTGCATACCCCTTGGCTGCTGGGTATTCCGCCTGTAGTGACTCAGGTACTGGCTAGGGGAATGAGGAGGCCGGCCGCTTATCAGCACCATCGAACCATCGCATCTTGTGGCGCCAGTCATAGCCCGCTCAGGCTCATGCTCGTATGCTAGCCACTGCCAGCCAGGTTGCCACTCGTAGGCGTGCTGCCTGGGACATGTGCGCTCTGTCGGGACGCCGTTTATGTGGAGTCTGTAACGGGTCATTGGGTTGCCTCCTTCTCTGCATGAGAGTTCTCAACCCTCACGATGAAGGGCGTGAACCCGTATAACCCGACAACCATAAACGAGAGAAGAATGCATGTACCAACGAAGTGCTTAAAGTCTTGAAATATGAATTCAAGTATTTCTATCACAACCCCACCTCCGAAAACATGTCTATGGTGCTAGGGTCGCTGACTTCAATTACTCTTGCTCCTAGTGGTATTTTGTCCCAATAAAAACCAAGAGGGAGTTCATCGTATTTATCAGGGGTTTCTCCGTATTTACTAAGATATCTTTCTCTCACTCCTTGTCTAAGTCTCTTGACATCTTTGTGTAGCATTTCGTCTTCTAAGACATCAAGATCACAGTAATGCTGCCCGTCACAGACTGGTATTTCCAAGAGATCTCCAAAGAATTCTGGTAAGTGGAGTATTCCGTGTAATTCAAGTATGTATCTTTTCACGCTGCTATCCTCCTTATGCTGCTTTGGGTTTTATTAATCGTAAATGAGATGGCTTAGGCACATCCACGTATTCGTTTGTCCAAGTCGTAATCATCGCGTCAACGTGATGATCAAACCAAATGAGAGATGGCTGCCTGCGTCCTGGATTCAGGGGATTCACCTTGTAGAGCCTACGAGCGTACTCAATTACACTTTTCGGCATGTCCTGCTTGTGTTCTGCCATGAAGGCGGCAAGTTTCTGTTGGTGTGTCATGCTGCTCTCTTCAGTTTTACCCCGTTCTCCTTCTCCCAGGCCCTACAAAACTGGGATATGGTTGATTGACTACGTTCTGTTTCAAGAGCTATTCGCTTGTAGGTTAGTCCCATCTCTCTCAAGGCTATGATTTTGGCTTTTTCCTCATCCGATAGGTGTCCAACCCTGGACTCAATCATCCTATGTGGATTGATAACGAAGGGACCTATCAGCTCTTCCAACCAGTCAAAAAACCTGGGCAGCCACACAAATTCATTCACAATGCGCTCCCCATTTGCTAGCGTAACGGTGTAGCGGTTTTTGCCACTCTCGTTTCTAATCAGGCTTCGGTTGATCATCACTTTGTCACTTGTCTTTGCAAAGAGCTCGGAGTTAGGGAGGGGATCAATCAGGTAAAGGTTTCTACGGGTTCTACTCATCTCACTACCTCCACATACCGGTACAGCGGATTATTAAATTCATCGAAGCTGCATTTATGCCAATTCTCTCGCTTCACTTCTGGAAACTTCGAACAGATTTTGAGTATCTCTCGTTCTGGTTGAGGCGTATCAAGCATTGCGCGGTACTGCCTATTCGCTTTGATAACCCGTTCAAAATCAGCAGGGGTAACAGGCGATTTGTACCGAAGCTTGTTGTTCATCTCCTCATCGAAAGCAAGCTCTTCCATGGCGAATCGTAATTCTGCTTTGCTGTAGCCTCTACCAGCCACAAGCGAAACCAGGATACCGACTTGCTCCGGTTTTGCGTCTGGTTGGTAAAGAGCAAGTACAGAACTTACAGCCGTGGCTACGTCATTGGCCTGAGCCGGTACTCTCCATAGATCCTTGCTCAGGATTGAGGGCAGCCGCTGCAATACTGTGGATTCTTGTAAAACTTGTTGCGGGAGAGTATGTACTGTTGCCGTCTCCCTTTGGTGTTGGTGTGCTATTTCTTGCTGCATCAGCTTTTTCCAAAATCTTCAGGTAATTCTTTTCGTTTTTCCAGATCCAGTCAAAATTGACTTTCCAGGTTTTCCCAGGCAGCCTACCCAGGTAGAAGGGGAGTATCGATAGTCCCTCGTAAACCTGATCGATAACAGGCCAGATAGTAGGTGCTAGTTTTCTAACAGCCGCCACCCGATCAGGGGTTAGTTTTATGATTTTTGGTAGGGAGTAGATGGAGGCAAAATTATTCCAGCTTTGCTTCACCTCATCGTAGGATTGTATTCCACCCGGGAGTGCACGTACTCTGTTTTCCTTTTTGGTTTTAATGTTAGGTTTTCCTTGTTGGTTTTCAGATGGAGTTGACTCAGCTGCAACAACCGTTGACTCAGCTGCAACAATTGGTTGACTCAGCTGCAACGACCGTTGACTCAGCTGCAACAATTCATCTTGTGTAATTGTTGACTCAGCTACAACAATTTGAGGGGTTTTACACTTCATTTTTTTGTAGCCATCAACCTCTAAAAAGCCCTCTTTTTTTAGCTTGTTTACAGCTCTCGAAACCTGTGATTTATCGAGTGGATTTCCCTTTTCATTTGGCACTCTTTCACCTATGGTTTTAAGGCTTGCGAAGCAGTAATTATTATTACCCTGGAAGCTCCGGATTGCTATCCAAACAAGCTTTATCCAAGCCGGTATTTTTGCTGTTAGTAGTTGCATCGGAACTCTGATTTCAATTTCATTTCTATCCACATCATTAACTACATTAAAGTGTTAGGGGAGGGAGTACCTCCCCACGAAAAACAGGCATCAAAAGGGTAAATCTGACCCGTCATCTACTGGCTGTGGCTGGGCTTGCGGAGCCTGCTGTAAAGCCGGATCAGGAAATCCATTGCTGTACAAGTTTTGGGTATGATGTCCATTGTTTGGAGCCTGCTGAACAGATTGTGAGGGAGTCTGCGTGTGTTGCTGTACAGCCTGGTTTATCATCTGCTGGGACTGTTGTGGCTGTTGTTGGAAGCCATTTTGCACAGGCTGCGCAGGAGCCACAGCAGCCGGTGACAACTGATTGTCGGATGGCTTGTAGTAGGGGCTTCCTACGTCGCGTGACGGGTTTCTATCAAGCTCTCTTATGTAGTCAGGGGGGATACCAGGAGCCTGCATACCTTGAGGAAGGCGCATGATACTATCAATGTTGGCGTATGTGTTTTCGCCTTTGGTAGAGTGTACGATGTTGATAAAAGCAGCAGAACCAACTAGCTTCTCGATATCAAATCCTTGTGATTTTTCTTCTTGTGTAAAGGGTGCTCCGCGCCATGAGACGAGGTGTTGTCCCAGTTTAGATTTCTCGTGCAATGAGAAATTGTACATCTGGCTAATAGATATCGGTGTACCGTCCTCTTTTGCCTGGGGCGTGATGAATACAAGTCTTATTTTGTGTTTAGGGCCGTACATACCGTCCATTAGGCCCATGTCTATAACATCAATACAAGTAGCTGCTGTAGGTCCGGGGTTGGCGAGAACAAAGTCTCCTCCGTTACTGGTTGCGAGTAATTGTCTAGGCATAATCCTATAAAGTTTGTGATGATTGTTGTAAGTAGTGCATCTCTGCGCGTGCAAGCTTCATCTGCTCCAGGAGCATGTCTAGCTTGTTGCGCTTGCTGAAATACATTTCTTGAATGTGTACAAGATTGTTTTTTTCTGATTCGAGAATGTCCAGAAATTTTTCGTATTCCTCAGACCCTCTAGCCAGGTTGTCTAGTTGTTGAGCAGTGGGCTTAGAGTTGCCTTGTTTGTTCTGCTCTTCTCTGTGGTTTTCCATAAGAAGAGCAATACAAGATTTTCTTTTGTGCTCTAGTGTTTCACAGTGGTTCTTCTGAAGTCCGTACTGCGTCCCTAACTGCCTCACTTCTTCAATAAGCGCATCGGTATCAATGCCAGTAATGGTGGCTGTGAGAGCGTTTATAGAGCTTTCAGGAGCTTTTGCTATTAGTTGTCTAGTCATCTGCGCCACCCCTCACAGTTATTGTCTGCCCTGGATCAAGCCGCAGGAAGTCTCCTGCTGGTTGCTCTTTCCATAGCATGAACATAACAGCAGCACAGAACCCAAAGCCAGTCAAGAAGGAGACAAGGACGAGTACGAAGCTAAATACATGGGGGCTTAGTTCAATTAGCGTCATGACACCACCTCCAAGTGTTCAAGTGTGATTGTCAGGAGAAAGGGGAGCCAGATGGAGAGGAGGAGAGTTCTCATGCTGCTTCTCTGTTAACTTGATCAATAACCTGAGAGTTAATCCAATTAACACGAGGTTTTGGGGGCTCTATGGGCCTAGAGATGTCATAAGACTTACAGATATCTTTCAGGAGTATGTCGGTGGGTGTGCCTTCTCCTTCAATGATGGCGTCGTATTTGTTGCGCCAATCTTGGGCTTTTCTGTTAGAATCGGCGAGCTGATTTCGAAGGCTGAAGTTGGATATAACCAAGTCATTGACAATATCTGCCCATTGATCAGGAGACAAAGTCTTGGTTTCTATCTGATCCCGAATATCAAATATCTGTGTATTTTCTGGTGTAAGATTTGTATCATTCATGTTCCTTACGCTGTACAGCGTTGGTTATGGGCTTCCTGGTTGATTTTCCGGTCAGAGGGAAGCCCTGTTTATTTAAACTGTAAGTGGTTCGCTGATTTCAAGTACAATAGACTGCTCTGTTGTTTCTTTTTGCACTGGCGCATTTGCCAGTAGCATCAGTAGCTTTTCTCCGCATTTTTCTGTGTAAGCATCCCTAGCAGCACCCCAAGCAGCATCCCAAGCAGCATCCCTAGCAGCAGCCCAAGCAGCATCCCAAGCAGCACCCCAAGCAGCATCCCAAGCAGCACCCCTAGCAGCAGCCCAAGCAGCATCCCAAGCAGCACCCCTAGCAGCACCCCTAGCAGCAGCCCAAGCAGCATCCCTAGCAGCAGCCCACTCTTCAGGATTTGGCCTATCGCCGTCTATGACTCGCTGATGCAGTGTTGCAGTATTTTGAATTGCTTTTTTTTCTTTTTCTGTTTGTGCAAATCGTATTACGCCATAGTCTTTGTCAATAAGAAGCCAGGTAAGAAAATGGTTTACCACAAGAGATAGGTCCGCACCAACAGGAATGGCCTCCAAAAAGCGCAAGGGCCATGTTTTAGAGTATTCTCTGGTTGATTTCTCGAAAATACCTTCCTCTAGATAGGCTAGGTCAACAGGTATACCTAGTTCAGTTTCATACTTAGTATGGTCGCTTCCATGTATCGTACAGCCAACAGCGCATCCTTTTTCGCCATCAAAGTAGTCGTAGTTCTGTATTAGTGCATCGGCTTCCATATGCTCTTTCATGCGAGCAATTACAGCGTTTTTAAGTTCTTTTTCTCCGTGAAATGCTATCATGTTGTTTTGTAGTTTAAAGTGGTATGTCAAAGTTCAAAAGGGGAGAATGTCGTTTCCTGGCTCTCCTAGTGTTGGTTTAGAGTCTAAAAGCCCTAGTCTATAGGCCTTTTTAGCTGTCTTGTGATCAACAAGAGCGCCCATAACTGTGTTGGCATGCTCTGATACAGGTGTATGTGGTTCATACCAACCCGTCTCTTCTTCTTTTTCTGTTAGCTTCCTAGTGTCATAAGGGTGAATCTCAGAAGCTAGGCAGCTCTCGCAATGATAGGGACCACATTGTACCATTCCCACACCTACATCTACGTGATCAGCATCACAAGGGGTGTTGCAGTAAGGACAAGGCTTTTGGTATATCGTGTAAGCACTGCTCCTGATAGCTTCACCGTTTCCTAAGTCTATTATTCTATCCATGATTCTACTTTGTCAAAGTTCTAAGGCAGAGAGGGTTACATTCGTATAAGTTTCTATCATCTTAACTCTCAGGGTGCCTTACCTGTTGGTTATGAAAATCATACTCCCCCTCTGCCTTGTTTTGTGTGTTGGTGGACGTGTTGAGTGCGACCCCAAGTCCAGCGCTCAAGTTGATAGCCCTGGGAGGGCTCTGAGCCTGTCGATACGTATCACGCCCATGTGGTAAGTTTGCTGCTCGTCCTATAAGCATCCCGACTCCTATTCCTAAGACCAACCAGCCGATTGAGCCGAGGACAAGCAGTGCTATGAAGGGGGCAAAGTTCATTATGCAACCTTTCGTTTTTCTTCGTAATACCTGTGCATGCCATAAAGCTTGTTGATGTCAAGCATACAGCCAGTGCAACACAGTTTTTTATCCCCGTTGCGGGTCCAGTAGTAATGGGTCTGCTTACAGTCCTGAGCATGATTCATTAGCTCGTGCTGAAGTTCGTTATCTCCCCTGTGTCTTTCGTCCTCCTTTTCGTTCTGCCATAGCCTATCCAGAGGGTTGTAGTCTGATATATCAGGCATGCGGATTTCAGTAGGAGTAAACCATGGCTCTACACCTTCATCCATGGTGTCATACACGCCGTCCGTTCTTGGTTCTGGGTTGTATTCTTCCATTACACAGCCTCCTGGATAGATTTATTGAGAAAATTGTCCAGTTTGCTGATAAGGATTCCATGTGACACCATACCGCAAGTAAAGTCTTGCTCATAAGGGGTGTCTCTATCCATAAAGAACTTGGACTCACTGAAATCAAATTCAGCTTCAAGCCAACTACCTTGTACTTGGATGTAGTATCTTCTTTGGTCAATGAGGTCTAGGTCCGACATTCTCTGAACCTGCAACCTGGGAGAGGCGAGCGTTTCAATCGCCTCGTTCATGCCATCAATAATCCCATCAGGGTACGTCCCGTCAATTGCTAGCCGCCCGCAAAAGTCTCTTAGTTTGGTTATTGCCTCGGTTCTTGTCACGATTTCACCTCCTTCTTTGTAGCTGCTTCGTAGAGTCGGTTGAGGGCCTTGTGCATCATCGCCTTGGTCTCTGGATCATTTGCCAAAGCATTGTCGATAAGTGTCTTTAAGGCTTTGTAAATGTTGATCAGTGTCATCAATCCGTTACCTCCACTATTGCATTTTTGCCGCGCTTGAGCTGCATGAAGTTGGGATTGTTATATACCGCATCCTTTATGAACTCTCTGCCCGCATAGCTGACAGCGTTGATTAGCTGATTACTTGGCACATCAACCTCGAAAAACTGGCTTTCCTCTTTTCCAGAGGGAGTGATGTATGTTGCGAGGAAGGTTTTAATCATCTTTATCCACCTCTTCACCTTTATGGAATGCTGCTACTTGAGTGCCTGTAAGCTGCCCCTCTGAGACCTCGTATCCACCGAAAACGCTAAAGACATAGACTTTGAAGTCAGAGTTTTTAGATGCCTCCTGGGCGTGCTTTTTGGCTTCAGCTAGGGTTTTATGGTGTGTTTTCATCCTGCGGACTCCTCGTTCAGTGCAAGAATAGCCTCAGCTATACCGTGATAGTATCCTGACTTGAGTTGAATCAACTCTCTGTTTGACCAGTGTTCGCGTTGCGCCTGCTCTAGTTCTTTTTTTGCTTTATCTCTTAGTTTTAGCAGTCGTTCGAAGCCTTTTAATTCTAAAGAGTCACTCACGATACCACCTCCCAATTGGCTAATATTTGCTCAGACTCGAATTTGAATTGCTCTGCAAGTCTTTTCTGTGCCTCACGTTGATACCGTTTAGCCTTCATCACTCTAGTATATAGAGGCTCCATAACTTCTTGATTTGCTTCGTCACTGCGCTTAGAGGGGCTCGTATTGTAGCGCTGTGCGAACTGTGCCAGTGTTAATTTTGTCCCTCTCCTTGAAACAAGGGTGAGGTTTTTCGTATTATTAGTCATATTCTTTCATTTTAAAGCTCAACCTGTGTTTGCAAGCCGGGTTGGGCTTTTTTGGTGTAACAATTGGTGTGGTCTGCCTCTGGAATCGCACCAGACCCCTGCAAGGTGTTAACCGGTATTCCTTGCAGGCCCCTCTATTGTTTAAGACAGACATTTCAGACACACAACCAAAGCCAATCGTCCGGCTGTGTGTCTTTGCGATCAATGGGTCTTATTGACCGCAGGGGTAGTATTGAGTGCAAGGTTGCATACTTGACGCTCTCGCCTTGGCGTGCGTCCAAAGCGCATCACCTGAGCACTCAATTTCAATAAGTAAAGAACAGTTGGGTCCCGGTCATCCCAATGGGGTACCCCTACCTCAACCGGGACCCTTGATGCCCACTCTAGCATCATATTTGCACGCTAGGTACGGAGGTATCAGGCGGCTCGCGCTAATTCTGGTTCGTCTTCTTCTAGGGAATCTCGCAATCTCTTCATATCTTTCTCGTCTTTCACTATCTGTGCTGAGATCGCATCCCTAGAGTAATCACTCATTGTCTTGCTCCGAAATCGAGCAACTCGTGATAATCTCCGTTTAAAACTTTCACTTACTCTTATTTGGAGTAGGCTATCCATGAGGTTATATTCTGTAATTAGTTTGTAATGACAATTCTAATATAACAAAATGGATTGTCGTTTGTCAAGTCATTTTAGAAAAATAGTATAGAAAAATTGTCAGGTAAGAATATCGATATTGTCACAAAAGAGTTGGGAATTAGGATAGAGTCCCTGGTTCAAGACGCCTTGGATGCCAGGGGAGGTAGTATGGAAGACCTAATAAAAGATATAGGACAGGCTGTATTAGAGATTTCGTCAAAAACAGTATATAGGTGGAGAAAGGGGTATATAGAGGAAAGATATTTTTCTCATATTGCAAAATACTTTGGTGTGCACGAACAGTGGCTTAGGGTAGGGGAGGGACCAAAGTATGTAGAGAGAGACGTGGAAAAGTACTCAGAAAATTCTGGTAATCCAAAGTACCTACAGGAAATGGGTAGAATAGGCTTAATGAGGGTGAGCCAAAATCAAAATGCGGCTGAAATTCCTGAACAGTTAATTGCAGAGAATGCACTTAAACTTATAAACTTCAGCCGCATGAAAACGCTAATCGAACAAGGAGCGGGTGAAGAGCAAGTTGCATTTCAGCATATCTACAGGTATCCGCATGAGGGTGAGACATACCGAGTGCGGTTTGTAGCCTATGTCGAGATAGAGAGAGGGAAGACACCACCCGCTCCTGAACCCAAAAACGAACCCCAAAAGCCGGAGGGCTAGAGGGGTTCTAGCCACGCCAGCAGTAAGAGACAAGCCCTCTTTTGCTTTTGTGGTTAAACAACCTACCTATTTGCCCTAGATGGGACAAATTAGCAAATCGTTAAGGATATCCCGTCAATAGCGTATTCATGTCATATTGGGGTGGGTAATTATTTTTGCATTAGTAGCAGGTAGTCAGAGGGACTTGCTTGTTGGGGTGGGGAAGGAATAGGGGCTATTCGGGAAAGTATTTTCTTTGGTACACTTTTTACGTAAAGAAATAACTTGTAAGCATCTCTTTAAAAGTCGGTGATTCTGTCCGATAAAAGAACCGAGACCAGTGATTATGCGTAATAAAATTCCGGTTATATTTAGTTATAGGAAAAATCTTCCTAAAACCTTAGTTTCTGGTATAAGCATTCAATCAGAGCAAGAGCAAATGAATCTTCCCGATTCAAATATCCAAGGACTACGAGAGGCTATCACGTATTTCACGAGATTGCGTGATAGTGGGAGGATAGACGATGCTATCTTTCAAGATTTGGTTGTACGTGCCTGCGCTGTTTATGTAGACAAAGAAGTACAAAGGCAGGTAGATAAGATGTTAACACAACATCTTTCTGTAGATAAAATCATGGAATACTTGTCGTGAGTGAAAATCCTGAAAAGAGCGAAAACCTGCCTAAGAAAAAAGAAGACCCGAAAGAAGTTGTAGCAGAGGAGTTCAAGGATGTACCATTAGAAGTTCAGCGATTTTTTCAGTCATCATACATCGGTCCAGCTCCTAATCCGTTATTAGACAAGCTCACATCTGATCATGTATCAGAAATTATTGCTGAAAGCAGGGAAGACAACAAGCGTAGATACGATTTTGCCACATCAGGAAGGTGGATTAAGTTGATTTATTTTTTTATTGGAGTCGTTGTCGTTTCTCTGCTTACAATATTTTTGCTCCCCTATGACAGCGAGATGTATTTCAGGGTAATAGAATTATTAGTGGTTTTTGGTGGTGGATATGGAGTAGGCAACGCTCTTCCAATGAAAAGGAAGTAATAAACCCCCGTTTCCGGGGGCCTAACCACACCACAAAGATGACAGGGATCTTTGCTTAGCGGTACATTGGCGATTTGCAATCGCCGTAAGGGGTAGTGCGGAAAAAATCGGATCGCTAATCTAAAGGCGCGCCTCAGGTGGGGCAAGTAAGCAATTTCTAACCTATATCCAGTCAATAGCGAATATCCGCTATATTCCAGGGGTGGGGTGTCAATCTTGACGAATACTTAACAAGAGCAGCCAGCAAGAAAGGGAAGGTTAAGCTCTCAAGCTTACTGCTTTGCTGCTTCGTCGTTTATATAGACGCATACCATCTCAATTCATAACCTCGTGTCCAGTATTTTTATGCATTTCAAGTAGGAAAATCAGGGGAAGTACAAAATAATTAATCTTTTTTACTATTAGGTATTGACAATTGTATAATTATTTTGTACTTTGGTATCAAGTTAAACAAATAACCAATACCTAAAGGGTGCTAAAATGAGTCAAGCTATTTGCAAATCCAGAGAAGACGAAACAATCGTAAAATTTGTTGATCCGTCCCAATTAGGAGATGAAATCAAGGATATGATCGAGGATAACCAAATCTGGGGTGTTTATGTGAAGGATGGAAGTGTGGTTGTAGAGGATATTTGGGGAGACATTCACGAAACAGAGTACACTATCTAACACGACCCCTTAATCGCACCTGCCCCTTCGGGGGCAAAGGTATTGCCTGAAATGCAGGCTAAAATAAAGCATCCCTAACACCTGTTCGAGCAAGTGAAAGGGACTACCTCAAACCTAATCGAACCAGGAATAAGGATATGAAAATGTACGCAGCACAATGGATAAGAAGCAACAGAACCCAAGAGCCTGAACTCCAATCGTGGCCCTATTATCCTGATGATGATGACCATGAGTGGAATGATCCTTACAGGGCCTGGTTCAAGTCAGAGAACACAGGAAGTGGTGCTGTTTCTGACATGGTAACAGCGCCGACGCTCGAGGAAGCTATAGAAAAAGCAGAATCGCTAGAAGTAAAAAAATGAAACTAAACGAATTAAAAGAACACGTACCTGAAACCCTGGCAAAACATATTGCCAGGGTTTCAGATGCATATGGAGAGCAGGCCTGGCACGCAGCATTGAAGCGAGATAGTAATATCAAAAGCGCTAAAGCCTTTCAGATGGCAGTGTATGCCAGGCTCTTGATTGAGCAGTTAGAGGAGCTTGTTGGCGCTCTTTCGCAGGAAATAGACGAGCCCCGGGCTATGTGGAGGGAAGTGTCTATCCTGGACAACTGGACGCACTTGGGATACCCTCGTGAGGATGAAGGGTATTTCTACATTGAGCGCTCTGGCATTCGAGTAGAGGGGAATGAGGCTGTTTGGGGCACAGCCAAGTTTAAGAAGGGGGAGGGGAATGTGTTGTTCCGAGCCACGGATGAGGTGATAGAGAAGAGGAAATCTATTAAGGAGTGTTCGTATTGGATATATGAGGAAATTTAATGCATCTCCTTAATTAACAACCCCTTAACTTGAACAAGTAGGGGGTGGTTCGTATATTTACTTGTCCAGGGTCATAGGAATCGATCACTTTCTATGCACGTCCATACCTGGAACTGCAAGCCATTTAAATGGGGCAAGCTGTAACCTTCACATATTGGGGTTATATCTTGCCCTTTCTTGTAGTATGGCTATTACACATACAGAAACCCGCATCCAGTGGTCAAGCTCAGACACCACATCCATTACAAGCGGCTCCAATGCAACAAGCGACGCTGTAACCGTTGATGCGACCACATTCCAGGCATCGGTAACACTTAAAGCGGATAATGCAAGTACACCTGCTAGTGGCGACACTATTGATGTTTGGCTCCTGGGTAGTGCTGGTGACCCGGACGGAACAGGAACGCATGAGTACGCCACCACAGAGCAAGGGCTTTTCATAGGGACGCTCGATACGAATGCGGATGACGCGGCAATAAGGACGTTTCAAATTCCTATGCCGCTCCAGAACCTGAAGCTTTACGCGGTAAGTAATGCGGCTTCTAACTCTATCACCTTTTCGGGAGTGCTCTTGGAGCAGAGGGGGTAATGAGTCTCGATATCGCAGCCACACATAGCACGGGAACGGGGTCTGCGCTTACAGACCAGTCTACGGCTACGAGTATGTTCCCGCAGTCGTGGTTTCCGCTATCTGTGATATACCGGTTTTATTCAACGAGTTACGACGCGAACTCGTATTACCTCATCATTCGAGCGGCTTCTGATAGACTGCTATTCAGAACAGAAACGGGAGGCAATATACGTTTTAGAACAGAAGGCTCCTCTAATGAAAATACGAACATCTCAGCGAATTTTGCTAATGAGTGGCTCACGATAGGTGCCTCGTGGAATAGCGCAACAGAGAGAAAATTTTGGGTAATTCGTGAGAATGGGAGTATTTCGTCTAGTACGCAGACCTCATCTATTACAATGAGCGGTGCGCCCCAGGATGTGATCTACGCCAACCAGACGTGTGCGTCTCTTCTTGGAGAAGTCTTTATGATGCACCGGCCTATTGAGGAGCATCACGTTGTACAGGTATCAAGGGGGGCAAATATATTCAACATGCCGGACTTAGGTCGAAGGGTATTCCATTATAAATCGCTTCGGCACGGTTATAATGATCAGGGTAGTGTAGGTGTTGGTGTGCCGGCGAACGAGACGATGGTAGCAAGTACGAACCATCCACTTATTCAGCCAAGAATAAAGCCTCCTATCTGGCTTCCTGCTACCTTTAGCGCTGGTAGTACGGTTAGTGGCACTATTTCAGAAGGTGCAGAAGGAGGTGACACGTTTACTTCCCTGTACACAACAAACCCCACTATTACAGAAGGAGCTGAGGCAGGAGAAACTTACAGTGTAGAGCTGACAACGATAGGCACTTTATCTGAGGGGGCCCTGGCTGGAGATACCTTTGCACCAGGCCTGACAACACTGGTTACTGTCACAGATGGTGCTCATGCTGGCGAGACCTTCGCTGCTACTATTGTTGGTGCTGGCGTAGTTGAGGGAGCGATTACAGAGGGTGCACAATCAGGAGATACGTTTGCAAATATTCTAACTACTCAAGGGATATTTGCAGAAGGAGCACTTGCAGGAGATGCTTTTAGTGCGTCAACAACTTATAGCGTGCTGATATCCGAAGGAGCTATTGCAGGAGACACGATGGCGTTTCCTACTGGGGTTGCCTACGCCACAGGTACGCTGACGGTTTACAGCGCTACTAGCGCTACGCTTACGATACACAACTCTACAAACGGAACAACAAGTATAAATCCATGAATTTAGGAAGCGGAAAAGCGTCTGATTCATTTGGCGCAAGCATCATCAAAGCTAAACCAATGGGTGCAGCTAGAATTAAGGGGTACTGGCAGATTACGTGTAGAAAAGCTGATGGGTCAGTTCGCTGGAAAGACGAGATACACAACCTGGTAGTCAATGTCGGGCTTGATCATTTGCTTGACGTGACGCTCTCAGGTGCTACTCAGATTACCACATGGTATGTTGGACTAACTGACGACTCTCCAACTATTGCAGCGGCTGACACGATGAGTTCTCACGCAGGGTGGGCCGTAGCAACGGGATATAGTGAGGCGGTACGCCAAACATGGACAGATGCAGGTGTAAGTTCGCAGTCGGTTACGAATTCGGCGTCTAAAGCCACGTTCTCTATCAATGCTACGGACACGATAGGAGGGGCATTCCTGACGAGTGACAATACAAAATCAGGCACTACTGGCACCTTGTACGCAGTAGGGGCTTTCTCTGGTGGCAATAAGGCAGTGGTAAATACAGACACCTTAGAAGTTACTGCGACGTTCACAATGGCAGACGATGGTGCGTAATGGCTACTAGCCCTACAGATTGGTATTTAAGCGCTGATAATGTGGTGCAGCTTGGCGGCTTCCAAAACGCTATTGATAGCTCCTACTTAAACAGTGCTACGGTTACGTGTACGATCAAAGACACGTCGGGAACTGCGGTTACGGGTATATCATGGCCTGTCACGCTTGACTATGTAGCAGCTTCTAATGGCATATACAGAGCAACGATTGACAAGGCAATTGTTCTCACCTATGGGAGTATATACCACGTTGAGATAACAGCCGCTGAGTCAGGCATTGATGGTTTTTGGCGTATTCCAATTCAAGCTACATATAAAGATTCATGAAATACTTGCTCCTCATTTTTTCTTTCCTCCTTAGTACGTGCTGTTATGCCCAGAAGGTGGACAGCCTCCACAAGGCGGACTTTGCTGTGACTTCTAAAGCGCAGCTCATGAACGCCCTGGAGGTTGCTTCCTCTGGCCAGTCTATTTATGTGGCTGATTGGCTTCACATCGATATGTCGGATACTTCAGACGTAGTCGTTCCACGTGGAGTAAGGTTGTTTTCTCAAGGTGCTGTACTCGAGTACTCGAGGGTTTTCCCAGATGGAAGCTATAGAGGGCTCTTTGTAGCACAAGACTCGAGTTATATAGGCTGTGATGAGCAGTGCTCGAGAGGTTTTAAGTTTATTGGTTATAACTGTGCTCGAGAGCCTGTCTACATAGACGGCATACGCCAAAGCTCAAATGCTATCCGAGTTGTGGGTCCGCATGTCACGCTAAGGGGAAACGTATTCGAATGCTGGGGCAAGTGGGCTGTCGACGTCGTAGAGAACGAGTCTAACCACATAGTGCAGAATGTCTTCCACAACACGCAGGAGAATGGTTATGGCTATGGGGTATGGCTACGTGGCGCCAGTCGTGAGCTTGACTCAACTGAGGTCACGGTCATCGAAGGCAATATATTCTGGAATACCAGGAACGCAGTAGACAGAGGCAGCCAGGACTTCTCAAGCGCTATCATTCGCTACAACGCAAGCTTTGGCGCCTATGGTGGGCATTTCGACACGCACGCTTCTGGAGGGCACGATACATGGGTACTGAACAACCTGTGTCTCACGCCTGGGCCGTGTGCTCACCTTAAAGGTAGTCCAGAAGGCGTTTTTGTGTTTGACGGCAATGTGGTCAACGCATGGAGCCAGAACAGCATGCTCTGGGTGAGCGGTGATGCTTCTAAGGATAGTAGCAATGTGGTGGTTGGAAGTAATACAGTGGCTATGGGACGTGGTTATTAGAATACGAGTATTATGTATTTAGCTATAAAAAATATATTTAAGCACAAGAAAAGGCGGTGGAGTGACAATGATAAACAGTGGTGGATTTTTACTTATTCACTCGAATCCAATTTTCCAATATTAGGTGTAGTATTGGATTCGGGTGAACCTGAGTATCCTGGGTGTTCAGTACGATTTAAAGGTTTTGGTCATACCTTTATTATTGATCTTCCTCAGTGGGTGTTGACTCCATTTCAGCAATGGGTGGATACAAGCAGGTATGAATGGTCTAGAGATAGTGATGGTTATTGGGATATGCACCGAAGGGAATTTGGTTTTACTGTTCATAATGGTCATTTGTCGATTATGTATGGACCGCAAACTGGCGATTCTTCAACCACGAAGCAGTGGGGGTATTTCTTGCCTTGGCAGAATTGGCGACATGTTCGGTTTAGTCTTTATGATCTTGAGGGGAATGAATTTTGGACTGAGATGAAAAAGAAGGGCACGAAAGGAGCACCGATAAGCTATGATGATCAACATAAAGCAGAAAGCCTATGCCCCAAAATGAGCTTTAAGTTTCTTGATTATGATGGTGAGGAAATAGTTGCAAAAACGCATATCGAGGAGAGAGAATGGAGGTTTGGTGAGAAGTGGTGCAAGTGGTTGTCTCTATTCAGAAAGCCTAAGATTCGCCGTAGTCTTGACATTGATTTTAGCAAAGAGACAGGACCTGAGAAAGGGTCATGGAAGGGTGGTACAGTCGGGCACGGTATTGATCTCTTACCTGGAGAATTACACGAGAGTGCTTTTATACGCTACTGTGATAAGCATAATATGACTTTTATTGGGGATAATGTTACAGCTATGGGGAGGGGGTATTAAACGTCATGTATGAATTATGTCTAAATAGTGTCACATGTGTTGGGATATATGTAATAAAAACAGTACCTTACGGTTACGATAATGATAGAATTTCGAAACCTGAGGGATATATGAGTCAAATCACACAGTACGTTCCAACTGGCTTATCCGACAATGAATTACAGCGTCTTGCTTACTATCAATCTCGTTCAATGGCTGATAACACAAAGAAGGCTTATGGAAAAGATTGGGAGCACTTCAGTAATTGGTGCCAAAGCAGGGGGTTAACAAACTTGCCAGCATCCAAACCTACTATTGTTGCCTACGTTTTGCATTTGGTGGATGATTTAGAGTACAAGGTAACAACAGTTGAGCGTAGGCTTGCTTCAATAAACGTTGCGCACCGGTTGGCAGGGGAAGAAAAGCCTGCAAAAATGGGTGACCCGCATCTCAGGGGTTTATGGGGTGGTGTAACTAGAACAAAAAGAAGAAAGAAGGACAAGGTAGAGCCTCTCCTTATTGAAGACATAAGACACATTTGCAATCACCTTCCAAACAATATTAGGGGTGTAAGAGATAGGGCTATACTACTCATTGGTTTTGCCGGTGCGTTTAGAAGAAGTGAGATTGCAAATGTTCGGCTTAAGGATATAGTATTTACATTGGACGGATTGAAGATATACGTGCCTAATTCTAAACGGGATCAAGAAGGAGAAGGGTTATGGAAAGGTATTCCGTATGGAGAAAATCCCTTGACATGCCCTGTTAAAGCACTTGCAAGTTGGATTGATGAGGGAGATATCTTGGATGGGTATGTATTTAGATCAATTACAAGACACGGAACTGTTTGGGTGGATAAGCTCACAGGACACTCTATAGCCCAGATAGTTAAGAAGGCTTGTAAGGGTGCAGGAATGAACCCCAAGAAATACAGTGGTCACAGTTTGCGTTCTGGTTTCTGTACTCAAGCTGCACGTTCTGGTGCTCCTGAGCATAGAATCATGGCGCATACAGGACATAAGTCTATTCCTGCTGTTCGTGATTACATCCATATTGGGAATTTATTTGAAGGCAATCCAGTGAGCTTGCTGGGGCTCTAACATGCCGAAAGGCGGATTCTGACTTCATTTATAACAAACTGCATGTAGACATGCCTTATATCGACTATCCATCATCATGGCCTCCAGGGCAAACAACCACAGCACCACAAGATGAGTGGACGGTGGTTAGCCCTTTGAAATCGTGGCCTGTTGTCCAGCAGGGTTGGCAATGCCCACTCTGCGAAACTGTATGGGCACCAAGTATTGTGCAGTGTACATGCAGTAAGAAGTGTGTTACTGGAACCATAAGCACAACTGATTAACCATGCTAAAAAACCTATTCAACAAAGCACGCAAAGCAGCCAGGCGATTCTATCGCGGGGCTGTGGAGCATGTTCGTAATACTGTAAAGGGATTATGATAATAGGCGGCCTGGAATTCCCAGATAATCCGGAAGAAGGCGAGACAGTGCGCCATATTCAGCTTATATCTCGCTTTGAGGTGTGGCTTGGCCATGAGACAGGGGAGAATGAGCTTTTGTATGTCGAGACTGATGTTGGTGTGATAGGAGAGCCTGGGGAGGCTTTATGGGGTGGAGTTGTTAGGGCTTTTAGTGAGGTGAACTAATGATAACAATCGCATTAGGCAGATGGTCTAGCGCAGCCGGCGCAAGGTTTATAAGAACCAGGATTTACTGGTTCAGTAGGCGGAATCTGTTCTATGGTGGATGGACGCCGTTTGTACGAATCAGGTGGAGATATAAGTAAATGCCACTAACCCCGAAACAGAGCAGATTAAGCAACCCTATGTCTTAAGGACAACCCTATGTCTAAATGTGGAGCAAAAACCAAAAAGGGTAAAAAGTGCACGCAGCCTGCTATGGAAAATGGTAGGTGCCGTTTGCATGGAGGGAAAACACCCAGGGGTTTGGATTCACCTCAAACTAAACATGGTAGGTACAGTAAAGACTTGCCTACTCGATTAGCTGGTAGGTTTGAGCAGGCCATGAAGGATAGTGAGTTACTGAAGCTTAATAGGGAGTTGGCACTGCTTGATACAAGAATAGGGGAGGTATTAGACGAACTCAATACAGAAGGTGCAGGGAGACTGTTTGCATGCCTTCAAAAGGCATGGGGTAAATATTGTGGAGCTTCTCCAGACGAGAAAGCTGATCATTTTTCTATAGTTGATGCACTTATTCAGGAAGGTGCTAAGGACTGGATGAGGTGGCAGGAAGTGTATGGACTTATTGAGCAGCGTAGGAAAGTTGCTGAATCGGAAGCAAAAAGGCAGGTGCAGTTAAAACAAACATTAACAGTGTCGCAGGCAATGACGCTGCTTACGGCTGTTGTAGATGTGGTAAAAAGCAATGTTCGAGACGAAGACACATTACGAACCATATCCCGAGACATTAGCGGACTCTTGGCTACAGGGTCTCGCGCAGCAGCTTGATCCTGATACTGATCAGGAAGATGTTCTTTCTTTTACTGACTTTATAAAGCAAGCAAACCCTAAGTTTGTATTCTATCCGCATGTAACAAAGCTGATAGGTGTGCTAGAACGTGTTGCGCGTGGCGAACTGAAGCGCCTTATGGTATTTGAGCCGCCACGTCACGGGAAGAGTGAGCTGGTTTCAAGGCTTTTTCCTGCATATTTGCTTTACAGGCATCCTGAGAAGTGGGTTGCGATATCGTCTTATGCTGCTGAACTGGCTTATGGCTTTTCTCGCAATGCAAGAGATAATTATATCGCAGCAGGGGGGAAGCTAAAAAAAGATGCCCAAGCTGTTAAGCAGTGGGAGACAGGTAAAGGAGGAGGTTTATGGGCGTGTGGTGTTGGGGGGCCTGCTACAGGGCGTGGCTTTCATTTTGGCATTGTAGATGACCCGCTTAAGAATGCAGAGGAAGCAGGTAGTAAGCTTATTCGAGATAAACAGTGGGATTGGTGGGGGTCAACCTGGTCAACGCGTGAAGAGCCAGACGCAGCAATGATAGTGGTTCAGACCAGGTGGCATGAAGACGATTTATCAGGAAGATTGCTCGTGAACGAATCAGAAGAAGCGGAGTGCTGGCATATTGTCAATTTTGAGGCAATAAAGGATAAGGAGCCTGTCAAGATACCAGAAACATGCACACTGGAGAAGGATGAAAGGAAAGAGGGTGAGCCATTGTGTCCTGAGCGGTATAGTCTGGAATGGCTGCTTAAGAAGGCGAAACAGTTAGGTGTTTATTTCTGGAATGCGCTCTATCAGCAGAAGCCAGCACCAATCGAGGGTGTTTTGTGGAAACGGGAATGGTTTATTGGACAGGATTTTACGGAGCCTCCAACGAATCTTAGGTATATAGGGTATGATTGGGATACAGCTTATACGGATAAAGAGCGCAATAGCGCTACTGCATACGTGAAGGCGGCAAAAGACAAAAAGGGAAATATTTATATACTTGATGCTGGTTTTAAATGGGTTGAAACACCGGAAGCTGAGCAGTGGATGGGAGAGCTTGGTGGTCCTCATTATGTAGAAGGTAAGGCGTCAGGTAAAAGTATTGTGCAGACACTTAAGAGTCGCCAGATAATAGCTAAGGAAGTGAGCGTTCCAGGCGGTGTGGACAAAATAGCGAGGACAACACTTGTTACTCCGCTTGCTGAGTCAGGACGTGTTTTTATAGCTGGGCATATTAAAAGTATGCTGCTTAGTGATGACAAACAGGGGATATTGAAATTCCCAAATGCATCGCATGATGATTTGAATGATGCGCTTGTACAGGCTCTTTTTAGACTTAACCCTGGAAACGCTAGAACCAAGGGAGGACTACTAGTAACAACATGAGCGAACAACTTTGGGTTGAACTTACCCACGAAGACTACGCAGAACGCGCAAGGCGCGACACTTTTGCTGATGACCATTATACAGGTGAGGCCAGGGATAAGGCTGAGAAAGCAGCCTATGCACTTACTGATCGGGAGATAATGGACCCCGAGACAAAAGAGATTACGGGTTATAAGCTCTCTAAAAAGACAATGTACTTGTATCGTAGGGCCCAGGGAGAGACGAAGGATGCCTATGTGGAGCGTGTTGTGTTATCCCGATTCCCTAATCACCACGCAGATGTTGTAGATAGCTTTAGTGGTCAAATATCAGCCTTAGAGGGCAAAGCAGATAGAGACTTAAGCGTATTTGGTGACAAGGAGAAAGAAGGCGATTTCGCCCATATCATTTGGAATAATGCAGATGGGAAAGAGAGGGATTACCTTTCGATGTATTCTGATGCCGGCGACAGGTTCACTAACTTTTGCAGGGTGTGGTACCTGGTGGAAAGTGATTCTTTCCATTGGATTGATGGCCGCAAGGTAAAGAACTGGTTCTACAACGAGCAGGGTGTATTATCCGATGTTATAGTTGAGGAGATGGTAGATGGAAGGGGTGGAATAAAAAGTGATTATCCGTCAGATGAGGAGCGTATCCGGTATATCCATTACCATTTGGAAGGATATGACAGGTACCGCATTGTTAAAGAGAAAGATGGTAAAAGAAGGCTTGACCTGTTAGGGGATGAATCTGGGAAATGGGATTTCCCTCATTATGATGAGAAGAGAAATGTAGTACTTCCTATTGGTTTTATTGATCTGTCCGTTAAGCGTCATCCAGGTTACAAAATGGCGCAAGATGCTAACTACTTGTACAACCTGCTATCTGATATCAGGAATACACTAAGAATTGCAAATCATCACAAGCTAACAGGGGATGTAGGGGATGATGAGTTTGACAATAGTGCACTGAGTTTACAGCAGGGGTCAAACCTACTACAGGGGGCATGGCAGTACATAAGCCCTTCTATCGAGAATGCAATAGGGGCTTATGAGATTTATCAAAAGGAAGTACGAGACTTTTATATAACCAATCACAAGCGCTACAATGACGTAGCTAAAGAGACGGCGACAGAGGCCAGGCAGGAAGATCAGAAGGGCAATCAGAGTTGGCTTAACAAGCTAACGACGGCGCTGGATAACCTGGAGAAGCGCGTTCTGTATCTACTTGTTCAAAAGCGTTTCCCGAAAGATCGTAGCAAGTGGGGGGAGGTCTCATCTATTGAGCGTAGCCGTGAGTTTCAGCCTATGAGTAGTGACCAGTTCGCAGACAAGCTCATGAGCCGCTATATCGAAGGCGTTGTCCCAATTGGCCCAACAGGAGTGACTAATGTTATTAAAACGATAGCAGCGCTTGACGGGGTAGTGGTTGAAGAAGATGAGATAGATGAAAGTGTTTCTGACGTGGAGGTTTCCAGGCGGCAAGAGGAGACTTTTGATAGAGAGAGGAGAGAAATTGAGGACTTAATTAATAGGGCTGCATAATGCCTAATGAGTTCACAAATATATTGCTAAGAGCAAGAAGGCGTAGCATTGCTGATATGGGACGCCTCGAAGCGCGTTTTTACAGGTTGTACCTGGAAGCGCTTAACGATGTGCTTGCGGGTTTCGGCAACTTTGACATAGACAGCAAGAAGAAGGCAGAAGATTTCCTGGCAGCAATACAAAGGCAGGAGATTAAGTACGGTAAGGCGGCTGATAGGCTGATCAAGAAGGAGATTATTGATGTGTTTGAACGCGTAGGCAGGGCGCATATTGAAGCGATAGAGGCGGTAAGCAGCCAGGATAACGTCAGGGCTCCTTTTTCTGGTATCTCTCGTGATGCATTTGAGGATTTGTACAAGCGCCGTAATATGGGCCTTACGAACTCCTACAGGAGCCTTACAGAATTCCAGAAGAAGCAGAGCGGGCTTATCATTGAAAAGCAACTGGAGAACGCTGTTCTCAGGGGTGCCACGTGGCAGGACGCAACGCAGGCCATTGTGGACGGCCTTACAAGGGGAGATCCGGAGCTAAGGCGAATGGCTAAGAATATGGCGAGGAAGTCAAGCGGGCTTGGTATATGGCTGGAGAGGGCACTAGAAAACCCGGAAGGCAGGGATGATGTTGGTCCTTTGTATATCGATCGCGTTAAACAAGCACGCAAGATAGCCTATGACGCAAGGCGTATTGTACGCACTGAAATTGCCCATGCGCATCATGAAGCGGATAGGATAGCGAGCGCAAGGAGCCCTGTTGTAAAGGGCATGAAGTGGAATTTATCGATGCGGCATGGGGAGGCAGTGGGAATTGATATTTGCGACGTATACGCAGAAGTAGATTTACATAATATGGGAGACGGTGTGTATCCCCCTGAGTACTTGCCGCCTCTCCCGCATCCTCACTGTTTGTGTTTTATGACGCATGTACTTAGGGAGCCTGGGGAGTGGCAAGATCCCAAGCAGCCAGCTAAAGAGCCTCGATTTGTAACGGAGCAGATGGCAAAAAGGATACTCGACAAAAGGCATAGAGAGGGAGACAGGACAGTTACAGAGAAGTTTTTGCAGCGCACGGCAGAGCAGATCAATGAAACTCAGTTATTAATAGCTCGGAATCTGAGAGAATCGGGCGTAGAAATAATTCAGAGGTAATAATGGATAAAGTAATAATCGGAATAGCAACCATAGGAGGTAGAGAAGAAGCCTTGCAAGAGACGCTTGATAGCCTCAAAGGCCAGGCTGATCATATTGTAGTAGGCACTGATCATAGGCTAGGTGATGCGACCAAATTCAAGCCGTTCTTCCCTAAGATTATAGTGGGTGACGATGGTGAAGAGGTTGAGACGATGAAATATAGCGGCTATTTCCTAACCTGTGACGATGACCTCATTTACCCTCCTGATTACGTAGAGAAGATGATTGAGGGCATTGAGAGATACAACCGTGAGGCTGTGGTGAGCTTTCACGGTAAGAGGGTGGACAAGGTGAGTAAAGGTGATCCGTGGTATAAATTTATTGGTATGCGCTATAGGTGTTTAGGGGAAGTTTTTCCCGATCATCCTGTACACATACCTGGATCGGGTTGTATGGGTTGGCATAGCTCTACTGTGCAGTTCGTGCAGGCAGACTTTCCAGATCCGAACATGGCTGATATCTGGGTAGGTAAAAAGCTTGAAGAAGCTGGTATTCCTAGGTATGTATTGGCTCATGATGAGGGATGGATTAAGCATACGAAGAAGATATCGATGAATGAAACTCTGTGGAGAAAGAACAAGGCGGATGTGGATAAGACGACGTTTATAACAGGGGTGTTTGAAAGTGTTGAGTGGAAGGTGTTTGAGGAGGTGGGGGTATGAAAGTAAGAGTTAAAGATGTGTATATAATGGATAGCTTGTTTTCCAGTAAATATACAGTTACTGGAAGGGCTCTTATTAATGGGATGTGGCGTGTGTTTGAGGCGAAAGCAAGTAATCGTATTCCCGTTATTCAGGTTATTCAAGAGCACTTGAATGAGAAATACAAACTAAGATTAAATTCGCATAGATGGCTAAACTCATCATCATAGCAGGAATCAAGCGCAGCGGTTCTACCTGGGTGTACAATGCAGTTCGGCTATGCCTTGAACATGCCGGCTACAGCGTCCACATTGCCGGTGATGGGCAGTACTACCAGAAGGATTGTAAGGCAGATTACCAGATCATCAAGGTACACCCATTCCATCAGTGGATGGCCGATGAGGCTGATTTTGTTTTTACGTCTGATAGGGATGATGACGGGATTAGGGCGAGCTGGCAAAAGTTTGATGGTAGAATGTTGTCTGATGGCTTGCTTGAGAAGTGGAATAGATGGCTAAGGTCGTGGAATGAGTATAGTTGTCGGGAGATGTGTTATGAAGACTTTATAGAGGATGGTCCATTTGATGAAGTGTTCACGATATGGTGGCATCTATTTCCAAAGAGAAGGGATGAAGCGGATACTACTGCTTCAAAAGTGGTAAATAAACTTAATGCCATCAAACCCCCAACAGACAAAGACTACGACCCGGTAACGCTGCTATTTAGTAATCATATAACGAGCTAATGAGTAACAGAAGAGACTTTTTCAAGCAAGCATTAGTGCTGCCTTTGGTAGGAAGGCTGTTTCAACAGGAGGAGATAGAGGAGGTAGAGCCAACGCAGGAAGTAGTAGAGCCTGTTGTGCACTGGCAAGCATCGCAGTCGTTGTCTCCTAGTGGTGAGTATATGGTTGAGTTGGGTGGGCAGTTGATGGAGCTTAGGAATGCTACTTTTTATACAGGCGATGGAGTTTGGTTTGCAAGGCAATCAGTTGATATCGAGGCTGTCTTTTATGGTGATTACAGCGCGATAGAAGGTGCTTTTGTGTCCAACAGGTCAGTGCCCTGGAAAATATCAACGTTTATTGAAGGGGATGTGGAGTATAGAGGTGAGTGCAAGATAACATCTATTGAATTGAGTGTCCCTGAGCAAAGAGTAGTTGTTTGCGCTCACTCATCGACCGATTTAAGTCTACTCGTATGAAGCTAGCTATAATCACAGCACTGCACGGCAGATATGAATTAACGAAGCTATTTCTTGAGTACTATCAGGATCTAGCTGTAGAGGGTGTAGAACTGGGCCTGTTCTGCGCTTGTACGACTGGTGAGTATGAAATGCGAGATATCGTAGAAAGCTATCCTGGGTGGAATGTGAGCTTCTCAAGCAATCTGCCGTTAACCCGTAAGTTTGGGGCTAACCTACCAAAGGCAAGAGAGTGGGGTGCTGATGCTGTGATGATACTGGGGTCAGATGATTTTGTAAGCGCTGATTACGCCCAGACAATGGTTCATTGGGTGGCAAAGTCCATTCAGTTTGTAGGCAATCGGATTGTGCATTATATCGACTTGGGTACGGACCAGGTAATCCAGCAGTGGGATATGGGAGGTAGGGCAATAGGAGCAGGTAGGGTGCTGTTTAAGGAGCTCCTTGATGAGTTAAATTGGTATCCCTGGCTTGATGATGAAACCACGGGATTAGACAAATCTATGCTAATGAGGCTTAATGAGGTATCTTGTAATAAGGTTATAAAATCTCATCCGGGCCTGCTTGATTGCAAGCTGACAGACAGCAAAGGCAACGGGCTGAATCAAACGGCATATGATACGGTGCGTTCTTGGCCTCATGAACAGGTAGACGCGTATAAGTATTTAGATGAGCATTTTCCGGCAATTAAAGAGAGGTTATTGGAATGGTGATATTTCCAGGAGAATTTCCTGTAATCATACCCGTTCTTTTGGAGCATTACAGAAAAATATTGAGTGAAAATGATGCATTAACTGAAAAGGATAAGATGTTTATCGATATGCGCATTAGAGATTTAGAAAATCACATTCATGAGAATAGCAATAGTAACAGCACTTCATAAGCGCTACAGGCTTACAGAGCTATTTTTAGCCTACTACGCCAAAACATGGAATGCTCCGCTCTTCTGCGTGATCGATGATGATGATCTCAGGATGTGGAGCCTAGTGCAGCGATTTCCGCAGTGGAAGCACTGCGAGTACAGCAATGAGCTGCTAGCAGATAAATGGCTTGCCTGTATGGACTTAGCAAGTAGATTCAAGGACAGTTTTGATGCGGTGATGATTGTTGGCTCTGATGACTTTATTGATGACACGTACAAAACACACGTACAAACTGCGCTACATATCTCCCATGAGCAGTGGAAAAGTCAGTTTCCTGATGATGAACATGATTTGCCCGAGATGCACATCCAGCCTCGATATATCCATTATTTTAACGCCTTGACTATTGACTTGATATGTAGGAAGCATAAGAGGCCAGGTGCGGGCAGAGTGCTCTCTAATGCACTCTTAGAACGCTTAGACTGGAAGCCGTGGAGGCATGGCGATAGAAACATAGATGGTAGTATGGATCAGCGTTTAAGCCAGGTGTACGGTGGCAATGCTCCGTACATGTACATAGAGGATGAGATAGGATGCATACTTGATGTGAAAGCAGGACAGAGCATATGGAGCTTTGAGCACCTCAAGACGAATAATGTGACGCCTAAAAGCCCTGTATTTGAACTAGAAGCAGAACCGTATTTAAAGGAGCATTTTCCGATTATTGCGGGTGAGTTATTAGAGTGGAATCAAGAAACTGAAACAGCCTAAAACGGAGGAGGGATGAACGAAATAACTGTGATAGCACTAGGTAGTGAAGTTCTTATTGGTGAGCATTCGAGTGTGAAGGCTATTGTGTCAGCTATAACTATTAGACATGGACGTGTTCAGTATGAAGTGACATTTTGGGAGGGATCGGATTTAACAAGCTTGTATCTAGAAGAGCACCAATTTAAACACGAAGCAAATACGCAAATGTTAAAAGTAAATCTTTCTCTTAGCTGATATGACACCAATCCACACCATAAACACCACAGCAGATGTAGAGCCTGTGTATGAGCCCCTGGATGAGCTTACGCAGAAGGAGATTGAGCGCTGGTTAAAGCTTGCCAGAAAGCTTAAGAGGGGTGAAATAGACTGTGTGTGGACTGAGCGCAGTAACAAGGGTAGTGCCTTGCGCATAACCCCTTATAAATCAGCGGCTTAGGTATTGCAACTTTGCACGGATTTTTGTATATAATTAGAATAGAGCGCATAGCTTAGACCTTTGCGCAATCAAGTTTATCGACACCCTGAAAAGGGCCTTCTCTACTGACTGGTAGGGTTGGCCCTTTTCTGTTTGGCCAAGAGCCGCCATAAGTGCTCTACATGTCTGGATTAGCCTGCGCCATAAAGCGGGTCCGTCTGGAAGCCAAATCCATAAACAGCCAACCAAGAATGGAGCTAGAAGAATTAATCAAACACATAGGAGAAACTGACCCTGAAGCCTTTAAATCTGAGCTTCACAAAAGCGCTCAAAAGCATTACCAGCTTATTTTCTCAGATGGTCACAAGTCCGGAAAAGGACAGACCATGGAGAAAGTAGAGAGCTTGGAGAAGCAGTTAGAGGAAGTTACGGGGCAGTTAGAAGCAAAAGGGAAGGAGCTTTCTGCTAAAGATGACGAGATCACTAAGATATCGGCTAATAAGCCTGATATTGAGCAGATCAAATCGGACTACGAGCAGAAGCTTATTGCAAAGGATGAGGCGGCAGCTAAAAGCCTAAAAGAAGCCAGCGAAAAGCTTGAGGCCCTAAAGAAGGCCAATCTCGACAAAGAGAAAGAGCGCATTCGTCAGCAGCTTATCAATAAAGTGCAAGGATTGCATGTTGATGAGTGGGCAGCAAATAGGGCAATCAGCGAAGACATCATGAACCGCGTTGTCGTATCTGATGACGGGGAAATGAAGGTCTACCAGGCTGACAAGGCAACGCCTATTACAGCGCCAGAGGGAGGGAATGTGCTTGATATCCTAGCTCATGAGGTTGTCGAATCGGTTCCTAAGCAGTATGTCAACCCGCCAAAGAATAATGACAGTGGGTACAAGGACAATGGCAAACAGGGACCGGCTGATTTGTCAACCAAGAAGCGTAGCGAGCATAGCCGCGAGGAAAAAATAGCTTTCGTAAGAGAGAATGGCCGCGAGGCATGGGAGGCGCTTCCACTCTAGTAAATAAAAATGGCTAAGACTGGACCTGGTTTGTACTCTGACTTCAAAATCTATGAAGATCAGTTTTACACCACTTATAACGATACGATTGCACAGAATGTAAATGTCTTTAACGAAGGGTCAAATGGCACAATTAGTATGGTGCCGCTTGAAAGTGTGGGTAATTTTCGAAAGAAGGCATATTTTGCGCAGATCGCCAATATTGTAACTCGTCGCGATATCACCACTACAGCCGCCGTTACTGACGACGAACTGACGAGTGATGAGACCATTTCACCGAAGCTTGCCAGGCGTTTCCAGGTAGGTAATACACTGGACTCTTTTCGTAAAATCGGCATCTCTCCTGATGAGTTCGCTGATTACATTGGTGAGCAGGCCGCAACAGCTAAACTTCAGGATATGCTTGACACGACGCTTCTCTGCGGTGTGACAGCGCTTCGTAAGCAGGTTGCCTCGTTCCACAACAAAGGCTCTAACGCATCGAACACGCTTCGATACACCTATCTTACCGCAGCGCTTGAGAAGTTCGGCGACAAGATGAGCGAAATCGTTCTATGGGTATTCCACTCTCATAGTTTTGTGGATTTGATGGATACTACGATTTCTTCTCTTCAGAATACAACGGCGCTCCCTGCTGTCCAGGACGGGATTGTAGGCACGATCAATCGGCCTTATATCATCACTGACAGTGCAAGCCTAATCAATACCGATGGTGTGACTAGTGGTACCAACTCGTACTATACGCTTGGGCTTACTGCTGCTGGCCTTGCTGCTCTTGAGACAGAACCTGAAGAGGTTGTTTTCGAGCGCGTAACGGGCCTAGAGAACCTCGTTTTCCGGGCGCAGGGCGAGTATTCCTACAATTCAGAAGTGAAAGGATTCTCCTATACCGATACAGGTGTCAACCCTGCAGACGCTGCTCTTGGAAATACGTCTAACTGGACACTCAAGCGCGCTTCTATCAAGAACACTGCTGGTGTTGTTATCGAGCATGCATAACAAGTTAGTGCAGCATGATTCTCATTTACACAAATAGACAGGAGCCAACGGGAGCGGAGCGGGAGCTTGTCCGCGGAGACGCTGAGAAGTTTTCGTTTCGCTCGGCGGCTTACTGGAAAGGTGAGGTTGAGAGCGGTGTAACTAAGGTGTATACAGATAGTCCTGAAATTGCTGGAAAATACAGCAAACGAGGGGTTATAGTAGAGCCTATTACGAAGCCTTCATCCCCTAAGGATGCAAAGCCCAAAACCACGCGTAAGCGAGCGGTAAAGTCTAATGGCTAGTTATTTCGACATGTCTGTCCCCGCTGTTCAGGCACTGCTTCCTGACTCTATTAGGTCAAGGACTGATATTCAGTTTTTAGCCACAGAAGCAGAGGCGGAGCTTATCCAGCACTACAGGAGGGAGCCCCTTGATACAAGGGGTACAGTAAATCACTATTTCCCTGTGAAAGAGACAGGCAGTGAGAATCTAACAAGCCAGGATGAAGACCCAAGAGTTTTTCTTCGCTATTACAAGGCGGATGCGGATAGCCTGACAAGCGCAGATGAACTGGCTTTTAAAACGGCTATGAGACGCGCCATTGCAACGCTTATTCGTATTCGCGCCTCTCAGGAGGACGTTGATCCACTGCTTAAGTCGTGGTCAAAAGGCAGGCGTTCTGTTACCTATCAGGATGGGGCCAATCAACTTGATGGACATATTCCAAGAAAGGTTACGAAGTGGCTTAGGCCGTATGACAAGCGCCCTAAGACGTTCGCTATATAGCTGTGCAAGAGTACCCGCATACCATATCGGTGACCAGAACAGTGGTTACAGCCAGCACAACAGGCGGCGTTCCTGTAGATGGTACGTCTTCTACTGTGTACTCTGGCGAGTGCGATGCGCAGGAAAATAGCAAACGTTTTGATGTGGCCTCGGGTGTTGTGTCTTCCAAGGGAAGTGCAACGGTTTACGTTCCAAGTGGAATCGTACAGGGCAAAGCCATAACCACAGGTGACAGCGTTGTGATTACATGGTGTCCTGGACAGACGACAAGCGGGCGCATTGAGTCAACAGACAGGCTAGAAGACTCTTTTGTAGTGAGGTATAGCTAACGAGAGGATATCGTTCATATGGCTTTTACTATCGAAATACAGAACCTTGATACGCTATTGAAGCGCTTTGAGAGCTACGGCGCCAAGGCTCATCATGCAGCATGGCGGGGCGTTGAGAGGACTGCATTTGAAGTAAAGGATGAGGCCAGAAAGAACGTGCCTGTTGAGACGGCTACGCTTCAGAACTCCATCCAGATTACGGATAAGGACCCAGAGAAGCTTAGGGCGACCGTGCAGACTACGCAGCCGGCTAGAGACTACGCAGCGTACCAAAACTACGGCTTCTTTGGCCCTATGAGGGTTCGTGAGCACACGCGGATTCAGTGGCATGTTTGGGGCAAAAGGCTCACAAAGCCTATTGAGGTTGTTGTACCTGCTCATGAGAGAGTGTATAACTACGAGGGCTATGGATACATGAATACAGCCAGGCTTAAGGGGCAGACCAGGATACAGGGAAACGTGGAAGCTGAGCTAAACGCAGTGAAGCTATGAGAAGTCCATTAGTTGCTCTTCATAACGCCCTTTACACCGCCTTAAACGACAACGTGGCAAGCGCTAGCACATACGCTTTTGTGCCTATGTCCCCCTCCTACCCGTACATCTTTATCGATGAAAAGCAGGTGAGGAAAGACGGCGGCAACAAGGGGAGGAATCGCTACCTGATACGCGCTAAGCTCGTGGTGCTCACCAATTCTGATAGCATTAACGATGTTCAGGTAATAGTCAATGAGATTGCAGAAGATGCGCTTTCAGCAACACTCACTTTAACGGATGATTGGGCTGTTTTTAAGCAGTCTGAGATATCGGAATTTCGCGTGTTTCCAGCCAATCATTTGGATGGCAGTCAGGGGCACGCAGCAGAAATCTTTAATGACTTTATCATCATAGATACTCTTTGAGGGAGGGAGTAAAAAATGGCTGATACAATTGTAGATGGTGGTGATTATCTACTCTACATCAACACAGGTGGTGCGCCAGGCACCGATCCTGATGAGATTACGAACTATCACCTTCTCGGGCTAGGTCAGAACCTGACCTTTTCCGATACTTCAAACACGCTCCAGTCCAACAACAAGGCCAACGGCGCAAGGGGTACTACGCTTCCCGGCACGCAGCAGTACACCATTAGCGGTACGTGCGAATGGGCACATGATACCAACGGCGGCCAGCAGCAAGTATGGGACGCTGTTAAGACAACCACAACGGCTAATAAGAAGCTAGGCTGGATCGCCACTACCAATGTAACAGGTGATATCCAGATTAGGGGTGAAGCAAATGCGCTCTCGTGGGAGCTTACGCTTAATAATGACGAGATTGCTGTTGCAAGCTTTGAACTTGGCGGCATTGGAGATTATACCAAGGAGACTGTAGATGCCTAATAAGCATAAAGGGGAAGTTAGTCTAAAGGCAGGCGATAAAGAGTACATCTTCAAACTCACGTTTAACAGGCTTGTTGAGCTTGAGGAGATGGGTATTGTGCTAATTGAAGGCTTTGAAGCCACTGCAGCCAATATCAGGAAGCTCTTTTTCGCCTTAGCCAGCGGACAGAACGGTGTTGAAAGCCTGGAGGATGCAGGAGACTTGCTTGATACGATCGGCTTCACTAAAGCCAGTGAGTTAACGGGTGAGGTGATATCCCTTTTTTTCCAGAGCGAAGAGGAGACGCGGAAGAAGGAGATCCCATAACATGGGAAGACCTTCTTACAGCCTCGCTTCGCGCAGGCGTGCCGGAAGAGAAGTTTTGGCATATGACTATGCGCCAGTTAGAGCGGGCTGTACGCGTTCATTCTGAAGCTATAGAGCTTGAGTATATGCGTACAGCGCAGCTTGCCTCTTTTGTGCATGGCATGGTAGTAGGTAAAAGCGCATTGTCACCTAAGAAGATATTCGATAGGTGGTTAGGCAGGGGGCTAAGCCCTAGTGAAGACTTTAAATCCCGATGGGGCCGCGCTATGGAACTTCATAATGCGAGACTGGAGAGGGAGGCTAAAAATAAGGCGAAGTAAATCGCCGTTAGTTCTTTGACTTACTGACATGGTTGAAATGAGCCCAGGGGCGTGGGGATGAGTATTCGTGTAGTTATAGATAGCGGTATGGCTATTGCTAAGTATATTAATTCTCTTATAGATCTTGATTATAAGTCTAAGTGAGACGATAATAAGGAACACTATATCGTATAGTAGTACAAAATATGTAACTCCCACTATAGATAATCTTATGGCTAATTCTAAGAAAATAGCTAAATTTAGAATTAATATTGAACATGACAGTAGCCATGATACCTCTGCTGTAACAGGTGCTATGGGGGGGCCTGGACCATCTGGAGAGGCCGTGACAATGCATCTGTATTACGAGTACAATACCTTGGCTGATTCGGTGAGTCATAATGTCAGGGCAGACGGGGTAGTAAATCTGAAGGCAGGGGCGGAAAAGAAAAGCAGTGAAGTAACTAGAGTTATAACAAGCACTTCTATAATCCCGGTAAACGTAGCCAGGGTTATTGGGAAGTGGCTAATTGAGCAAGCAGATCAAGCTGAAAGTAGACGAAGCCAGCTTGATGATTTGAATAAAAAAATGGAGGAAGAGACGTCATGATGATGCCATACTATTCAATGCCTCCAGCAGATACTGCTTCTACTTGCTTGGTAGATGAAATCCAATACTACGATTCTGATACATCTACTGATGCAGTGGCTATAGATTTTTCTATTCTCTCTGAAACAGAGGCTCATTTAATGTCATCTCCGGAAAACGCCCGAAAAATCCAGGAAGCTATTAGGCAACTGGATGCAGGAGAAGGAGTTAAGATTGATTTAGATAACCTCTTGAGCGAGCACGGCATAAGTCTTAGTGACGAAGACTAGATAGTAATGTGCGAGAATCTATTCTAGCCCCTCAATTCTTTGACGACCTTGAATATTGGGCAAATACTGATAAAAAGCAACACAAGAAATTGCTCAAAATGATGAGGGAGATATGCAGGACTCCTTTTGAAGGCAGAGGAAAGCCTGAGCCACTTAAGGGATTAGGAGGTGATATTTGGTCAAGGAGATTAGATCAGACTAACAGAATTGTGTACCAGGTAATGGATGAACAGATACGCTTTATTCAAGCAAGGTATCATTATAGCAAGTAACCACCCCAACCAACATTTCAACCATGTCAGTAAAGCCGAGAGGATGACCCTTTCGGCTTTTTGAGTTTAGCTAAATCAGCTAAAGTTCTTTGATAAGGTTGTTATTTGTTTGGGACGGTTACGGTTAGTGTATTTCGGCCAGGATTGCACACATTCTTGATAACCAAGGGATACGAATGATCGTCTAGTTCTAGCGCAATAAATGCAAGGTAGCAACCAGTAGCTGAGTAAGCTGTGGTGCTGTTCATTGTTGCAATAAAACCTGGTTCTGTGTCGTATCTCTCAGTAAAAAATGTGTGGTTGTTTCTTTGGTAGTCCAAAAGATTATATCTGTCAAACCCGTCTCTGCTATTCACAGATACGGTTCCAGACTCAAAGCCACCCTGTATCCATTCGCTTAAGTCATATCTGATCTTAGCTACTTCGCCGTGTGCCCAAATAAGATTTTTTCTTGCTTCATTTGGACCCGTGTTTTCAAGAGAACTGTATAGGCTACCGTTAATCCAAATTTCAGAAGTAATTACATGACCTTGGATGCCTGTAGTGTTAATGAACAGGGCCCGCAGGGAATCTACAGTAAAAGAATAAGTCCAGGGAAGTGTGTCAGCTATGGTTTCAAGGTTGTTGTTCTCATCAATGAAGTCAATCGGATTGTATCTCCCTGTGAAAGTCCCATAAACCCTGTATTCCACCTCAGATGGAAAGGTGATGTTAGGGGCATCAAATGGAATTAGAGAGTCATCGTTATCGCTTCCAAACAAGTCACAACCAGCAAATAACAGAATTGTAGATAATAAATAGAGATATCTCATGCCAGAAGATATTAAGATAGGTTTAGGTGCTGATGTATCTGACCTGCTTAAAGGTATTGAGCAGGCAAAAGACAAGATACGCAGCTTTGGTAAAGCTGTTAACGCTGCCAACCCTGATACGGATTCATTTCGGAAAATACAACAGCAATTAGAACGCCAAGGCATTAAGACAACGGCAGCTATTGAGAGTCAGATTGTTGAGTTTAGAAATCTACAAAAAGTCTTTGGCCAAGATGCTGTTGCAGCAGCTGAGATAGAAAAGCGTCTTAAATCACTAAATGATGAGTTAGAAAGAGTAAACTCATCTGTAAGTTCTGCTATACCACCATTTAATGCCTTAACTAATGCTCAAAGCACTCTTGCTAGAATAGGAGTCGTTACATCTGAGTCTATTGAAAAACAAATAGCACAGCTTGAGCGGCTAAAAATTACATTTAAAGATGACGCAACAGTGGTTGCCCAGCTTAATGCGCGTATCGACAGGCTCAATCAATCACTTCAGGGGGGCCGTGGGCTTACTGGTTCTTCTGGACAGGCAACCAACGCGCTTACCAACCTAAACCGCGTCGTTCAAGATGCTCCATTTGGCTTTCTTGCAATATCTAACAACATAGATCCTCTTATTTTTTCATTCCAGCAACTACAAAAAAGCACAGGAGGAGGCAAGGCTGCACTTCAAGCGCTACTTACAGCGTTGTCTGGTCCTGCTGGTTTACTCTTTGCAGTGTCAACTGCAACAAGTTTATTTATTGCGTTTGGTGACAACATCAAGGCAGCTTTTGCTAAAGGCAAGAAAGCTGCTGAGGATGCAAAAAAAGCATTTAAGGATGTACTAGATGATGTCATATCTATACAAACAGGAAGTGGAAGGGTAGAATTTAAGACACTTGCTCAGGTTGAAGAAGGTGTTGATAGAATAGAAACTGAAATCAAGCAGGCGCAGTCACTACTAGCTGGATTTGAGAAAGAATTATCACAGGGTAGATTTGGTGCAGGTAGACCTGGTTTAGTAGGTCCTGGGGCGGCTCCTGCTTTTGATAGTTCGGCAGATTCACTAGGTGAGCTAAACGAGAATATTGAGAACACAAAAACACGCATTGAGAAGTTAGAGGAGGTGCTTGCTGTTCTTAGGGCTGGAGCAGAGAAGTTTAAGGTATCTGATGATTTGAGCAGTATCCTTGGCGGACTAGGAACGCCTGAATTCAGCAAGTTTCCAGAGGTGCCACTTCCTGCAACAATATTACCACCTGAACCTGTTGATCCTAATGATGCTAAGTTTAGACTAGGACCACTACCAAATATAGCAGAAAACTTTAATGACCCAATAGCTGAAGCAACTACTAACCTCCTGAACTTTGAAAAGGCGGTAAATACAGGGTTGGTTACAGGTGTAGAAGCAGCGCAGCAACGTATTAACCTCCTCACTACTCGCCTTAGAGTAATGATTGCTGAAGGCGTCAATCCTGCTTCATCGATATTTCGAGAATTACAAGCAGATCTGAATGTTGCACAATCAGAGTTTGACAGCCTAAACAAGTCGATTGAGGTTAATCAAATTGCTTTTGACATATTTACAGATGCTGGTGGACAGCTTTTAGACTCCCTTCTTGATAAAACACAAAGCCTTGGTGATGCGCTTAGAAATGTTGGGAGACAGCTTCTTTCATTTGGTTTAAATCTTGGCCTGAGCGCTGTTGGTAAGGCTCTATTTCCCGGTATTGATGGCCTGATTCCCCTTGCCTCCGGTGGTATTGTCAGAGGCCCAACACCGGCACTCATTGGTGAAGCCGGCCCAGAGGCTGTTATACCACTTGACAAACTTGGATCTGTTGGCGCACCAAGAAAGTTTGAAGTGAAAGCGCTCAGGATTAGTGGTGGTGATTTGCTTCTAGGCCTCCAGGAAGCAAATAGTACAAGAGGCGTAGGAGGCGTTATCATAGACTAATGGCTTACGGTACTAGATGGACAATACAGGGCACAAACGAGCAAACTGGCAATGTCTGGAACGCTTACATCAAAGAGCGTGACTATACAGGGTCCAATACAGGCATAGATCCCGGTGAAGTGCCAATCTCTGTATCCTACACGCGAACAGGATTTCATTCTGGTGTAGACATGTGGAATATTGCTGCTTCTACATGTGAGGTTACTTTTTCAGATGACGTAACAGGCCTGCTTCAAGATGTATTAAACGGTGATGACGAGCAGTTTCAGATAGAGATAGACAACTCTACAGTGGGGCAAATTGAATGGACAGGGTTCGTAGTCCCTGATTCTTATACTTATTCCCTTTATGCTCCTGGAATATCAAGGCTGCGAGCAGTAGATAGAATCAATGACCTGAAAAATATTGCATACGCAAACGGCACCACAACTTATACAGGCAGAGATAGCCTGTTAGGTATTTTAACGGATTGCCTCAGTCCGACAAATATCGATATTGGGTTTGCTATTCATGATATGGTGTATCCCCATTTTGATTCTAACAACCTGGATACAACAGACGATGTGTTAGTTAATTTATTTGCGGATAGGACGGTATTTCAGAGCGAAGACGGCGATCCGTTTTCATGCTTTGATGTGCTTGAGCAGGTGCTCATTGCAAAGAAACTTAGGCTGTACCAGGTGGAAAACCGCTGGCTCATCACGCAGCGTAAAAGAAATATCTTTGATTCGTCAGGCACTGATGTATTTACAGTATTTCTTTACGACTCCTCGGGTGTAGCAGAGGCAACGCCTACAGAAAATCTCACGGCCCGCAAAGAAGTATCGATTAACGATGATAGTACTAGCTTTGCAATTGCGCCCACAGCAGGTGGAACCATTCCAATTGGTAAAGCAAGTGCAACCTATTATCACAATACACCTACTGAGGGACTATTGCAGAACACGGGCTTCCAATCTGCTATTCAATCTAGTGGTGGCACAAGTACCGACAACTGGCGACCAGGTGGAACGATGCCTACTGCAACGCTTGATTCACCGGGCGTAGGAAACTTCTCTACAGGAGATGCCGCAAGCACACAGGCTCTGTATATGGACTCTATTTATGAGTCTACGACGGGCTTTACGACTATTGCTGACGCTATAGCAAATCTAAATGATTATGTAGAGCAGACGACGAGTGGGACAATAGTAGGTGGTTCGGATATTACGCTTCAGATAGATTTCAATTATAGACAAGAGCCAGTTTCCGGTACGCTCAGTTTTGCCGGTCAAATGTATTTGTTTATTGAGCTTCATGTAGACACTTATAAACTATACAGGGCTTCTCATACTGGCGCATACGCATGGTCAACAACTCCAGGTACAGACGAAGAAAAACTTCCCTTTATAGTCAACCTAGACCCTGGTACAGACAACAAGATTTCATTTACCACACCAGCATTAGACGATTCAGGGGCGATATCAGGCGAAGTATATTTCAAAATTTACGACTATTGCTGACGCTATAGCAAATCTAAATGATTATGTAGAGCAGACGACGAGTGGGACAATAGTAGGTGGTTCGGATATTACGCTTCAGATAGATTTCAATTATAGACAAGAGCCA